TTTTTAACAATATCTTGATTTGCATCAACTTCTGCCATAGTGTCTAATGACAAAGGTTTAAGCACTACACCAATATCATCAGTAAGCTGAATTCGATTGCTTACCTTCTTTTCAGGGTATTTTACTTCGATGTCCATTAGGTTGACCTGTACCTCATTTTCAGCACCATCATTTTCGCACTTAAACTTAAGGTCTGCTGTTTCGCCTACGCTAACTGCTCGTAATCGCAGGAACAGAAATTCAACATCATAGCTAGTCAATTCACTGGTGTTTATTGTATTAAACGAACACGCAGAAATAATTTCTTGCATTGTCCTTACGATTTGTTTAGCGCTCTTTGACTCTTGAGCCAACATCAATAGTTTTTCTTCTTTCACCAAGAAAGGTCTGATTTGAACCTCGAGGCCACTAGAAGGTACGACTACATCGTACTTTGCTGTTTCTAATTTTGGTAATATACTCATAATCTTTTAATAATTTATTCTTTAATCCTCATAATCCTATCGCGTCTTTAATACCACCGAATGTAGAGGATATGCCACCCGCTGGTTCGAAATCTTCATAAGTAAAAGTAATAGATAACTTTTGTGTTTCTGAACTTCCGTTGTTAAGCTCTACTCCTCCCATTGTTATAGGAAAAGCGTTTTTAAGTTTTACGCCGTACACTGGCATGTTTTCAGCATTAAGTTGCTGAATTGTTATATCGCTGGTGTATACTTCGTCGTAATTCTTTAAAAATGTTTCTTGATTAATAACCAAACCCATCCACTTATCAAACATCTTCCTCATATAATAATCGTTAGTGAGGTGAAAAGTAAATTCAACGTCTTCGTTAAAATACTGTGTAGGGTGTTTAATCGTATTGCGGAAACCTAAATGAGGGTTGTCCATTGTTTGTATCTGGCGACCAGGTAAAGATGTAGAGTCACATAGCAAAGCAATATCACGAGGATCATTGATTAAAGATGATGCTTTAAAATTACCAGATAGTGCACTAATCGCGATGTTACTGATATCAATATTAAGTATTGATTGCTCAGGCGGGCGCATATAGATCAAAAATCTATTTCCACGAGCTAAACCTTGGTGTTTACCAATGGTGGCTTTAAAGTCATCGATTTTAGTTGGATTAACTGATTGTCTTAATTTTTGTATAAAGCTCATAACATTTTACGAGAGTCAGTCCATACTGCGCCCTGGCTCTTTTTCTTAAAGTTTTCGGTTGGCATAAATAAAACGGTTTCCCAATTATCAGCAGGGACTTCTATAACCTTTGATCGTATATGATCAGTCAAATAGTGTTTAAAGCAAGGCTTAAAGAATGCTAATTTAGATGCTTGTTTTAGAACCTGATAGCTTAAGCGTAAACGTGTAGTAATATCATACTTTTTGTTTGATGTATACTGCATTAGTTTGTCAAATAAGATAGCTCTGTACTTTGGTGGAAGGTAGTGTAGGTTTAAACCATAAAAGCCACCCTCTGCCTTTTCTACCATAAAGATAAGAGGAAACCTGTCGTAATAAGGTAAAGTTTTCTTATTCTTAGGATCATAGAAATACATAAACATACGACCAGGAAGTGCTCTACTTCTCGCTTTAAACGCCTCATCCTTTAAAAGATCCCGCCTATTAATGTTTTTCATTCCAGTAAGTTGATTCTTAAACCACTTCAATGATTTATCGCTGTTCTTTTCAACTCCTGCCCTAAAGGCCTGTGCTTCTACTCGGTCTATATATGATATTGCCATTAGATCTATTTATAACTATTTCAGTAACTTTATTCCTAAACCTTTTATAGTATCTTCATTCCAAATTTGAAACGTCATTCCATTTCGATTAGCAAATTCAGTGGCAGCTTCCCATTTTGAAATGTTTTTTGCATACGTCATGACTTCTCTTAAATACTTTTGAGTCTTACGAGAGCTTTGTTTAGGTGGCACCGTCTGGTTTTTAGGCTTGATTTCGATTAAGAAACATTTACCGTCTTTCATTCGAATAAATAGATCTGTAAAGTACCTATGTATTTTGCCATCTGTCTTACATCTGTAACGAACAACGACTTCTTCTGAATTCCATCCAATCACACTCGGATTACTATCAAGCCACCGCATGACTTGCCTTTCCCATAACGACCTGTACTTGATCGAGGAGACATTTCCTTCGTATTTTTTTATATTCTTTGGTTTATATCGTCCTGAGTATGCCATGATTTCTTTATAAATAACACTAAAGGTATTTATATATGATAGGAAAACTAAAAAATCTTCTAAGCGACGAAATTTCTGGAGCATTTGGATCTGTGACGAGCCAATTCTCATCCATTACAGACAGTTTAGGCTTTGGGTTTAGCAAAGCAGGTTATGACTCGAATGCAGAAGGGATTATGTATCCTCTTGAACTGAGAAGTCAAGAGGATCGTCCTTGCATTGAATTCACTGCTTTTGACACATCGTCTGGTTCTGTTGTACAAAAAACAATCTGGTTTCCGTGTCCAGCTGGTATATCAATTAGCGATTCAGCTACTTATAACAGCATTGATCTCGGAGCTCTTGGCGGTGCAGCAGGTGATATAGTAAATAGCGCAAAGCAAGGTGCTGCAGGTGGAGAAGGTATTATTGGCAGCACGGTCGGTGCAATAAAAGGCGGTGGCAAGGCGGTAGGTAGACAAATGGGCAGTGTAGGCGAAGTCGCAGCGAACGCAGGTCAAATGGCAGCTGGTACTATGGGGCAAGGCGATAAAGTAGCCTTTTTACGGAAAAAGATTATGAATCCGAATACGAATACATCATTTGATGGTAATCCTATTCGTTCATTTAGCTTCGGCTTTAAGATGATTGCACGGTCACAGGCCGAAGCAAAGGCAATGCAACGAATCTGTACACTGTTTCAAAAGTACGTGTATGCTGATTCGAATGGCAATACACAGAACCTTACACTACGCTATCCACCAGTGTGGCGTATACGCTTTTTAAATGGTCAAAAGAACGAAAACATGTACCTCCCAAAGATCTATTCATGTTATTTGACTGGTTGTAGTGCAACATATAACTCAACATCATCAACATTTCACGCAGATGGATCACCTCTTGAAGTCGATGTGGCAATTACATATCAAGAAACTCGTGCACTGACACGCCACGATATCGAAACACTTGGTGAGGATGAAAACCGAGGCATTAGCGATAGTGGTTATGCTACACAACAACTATCATCTACAACTGCAGCAAGTCAAGGCGCGGTAGATGATTCAACTAATCAGGTAACATAATAACATGTCATTCTTTAAACAATTTCCGAAAATAGATTACGATTTAGACGACCAGAACGATTTAAGGTCAATCACTGACCTCTTTCGTCACGTAGATGTTAATGAAATTAGTATAGATCCCCTTTTATCATACACCGAGTACGAAGTGAGTGAAGGCGATCGCCCCGACAACGTCTCTCAACTGCTTTATGGCAGTACAGATTACTATTGGACATTCTTTATTGTTAACGATTTTCTTAAAGATGGACTATCCGCATGGCCAAAAAGCGGTCAAGAGCTCGAAAGATACATCACACAGGAGCATGATAAGAATAGTGTCCTTACATTTGCTCCACGCGTTCAATCGATAACTCAAAATGGTACTACATACACTAGCCTAATAAACACTCTGAATGGCCTTGACATGACACATCCTTATTTACGTCTTCGTAGACAAGGGTCATTGTATTCACATACCTATGCAAGAGTATCCCATTATGACGCATCAATGTATCAATTGTTTGTTTATGGTGTAAACGATTCAGATAAATTCTTTTCGAGTGATGGTACTTATTATGTTGAAACATTTAATCCATACAGAAATGGCGAGAGTGAGTATATAACTACCGAAGCGCTGAATAATGAATGGCGAGAAAAGCTTTTTTCGTATCATGAGAAAGAAAATGTTTACGGACATGCGTTAATTACAAATCAACTGTCACTGACCGCGGGCATTTCATCTCTATCAAGAGTAGATTACTTAAAGTCATACGAAAGTATCGCTCAATGGTTATATATGAGTACTTTGAATACTACACGTACGAATCTTATTGGTCGGAATGCGCCAAAAGAATATCTATCGGCGGACGGAAGCGAAATTATCACTGGATACGATGCACTTGTAGCAGCTGCTCCTGTGCTTGATTCTAACGGAGATGAAATACCTTATCCTTATTTGAATACATATGCCGAAGATGAAAGAGAAAAGAACCTAAATAGGCGGATGATTAAAGTCGTGAAGAAGAGTATAATTAATGAATTTGTTGATGCATATAAGGATCTTATCCAGTCATGAGTAGCGGAGCGCATAATAAGTATACAGACGCCGCGGGAAAGCGATTTAATCCATCAGCATATAAGCTCGAATCGATTACACTTGCTAACCATAAAGGTATGAGTAAGGAGATCGAAAACATCGTGCCTACATTTAAGATCACGGAGAGTCTGTATAGTCCATCTCTGATAGCAGAGTTTAGTATAGGAGACAGTATAAACCTCTTTGAAGAGTTCCAGTTATGTGGTCAAGAGACTATTACAGTGAAACTTGGCTATCTCGAGCATGAAACAGGTATAGAAAAGAACATAAATCTTAAGTTCTATGTCATCGACTATCCAACTTACGGCAGACCGGACACGAAAGAGAACATGCAGGTCTATAAAATGAAGGGAATATCAGAACAAGCTTATATAAGTTCCCATAAAAAGATATCACGTGCCTATGAGTATAAGAAAACAAGTGATATCATACAGAATATACTCGAGAGGGACTGTAACCTAACGTCGGATGCATTTGCCATCAACGGAGAGGGAGAGGCTCTACAGAGCAAGATCAAATGGTTATGTACTTATCAGACGCCCTTGAAAGCCATAGAGAGCCTTAGAGCTCGTAGTTATGATTCTTTTGGTGCTCCGTATTATCTCTATGCTTCTATCGATGGTAAGTATCATTTTAAATCACATACAGACATAGTCAGCGCTCCTTTATATAATACTTATAGGAATGCAAAGCAATTTAGTAGTGAACCAAACACCGCGGCAGATTATTTAGAGAGATCAACACGTATATTATCATGTGCAAGTAGTTTAAAGCTTGCAAAGGTAGCTCAAGCGCAGGCTGGTGCTTATGGTTCAACACAGTATACCTTAGACTATACTCAAAAGAACTTTAACTTTATACCTTATAACTATACTACAGACTTTAATACAGAGAATACTTTAGAAGGTAAGAAGGTTTTATCAGAACAGTTTGGTATAAGTAATGGCGCGAATACTCCAGTGCAGACCAGTGATATGTTTCAATCAGCTCATGTAGATTATACTCCGCTTAATACTGGTGCTTATAAGGGTAATATCGATAATCCTACAGACGAAGGGATGCTATATAACGATCTGACACGTGTAGGACTGAATAAGTTAAATAGTTATAGGGCACTTGCGAATACTACTACTCACGATATTATACTCAATGGTGATCTTAACCTGAATCCTGGTCGGAAGATTGAATTGATCTTTCCCAAGGCTATTGATCCAGAGATAATTAAAGATGCACTTGGTAAATCAGATGCTGACGTAATAGACAAAACGTTAAGTGGTAAATACTTTATAGCAGGAGCAGAACATATATTTAATATGGGAGACTATAAAGTAAATTTAAAAGTGAAGCGAGATAGCTTTAGACAAGACCTTACAATATAATGAATTCAGGATTTAAAGAACAACCGCAGTGGTTTACAGGTGTAATCGAGGATATTAACGATCCTACCGAGATGGGTAGAGTGCGTGTTCGTTGCTTTGGTTACCATACACCAGAGAAAGACATGAAGCTAGGTGGTATACCAACCGAGGCTTTACCTTGGAGTCATGTTATGATGCCAGTGACCAGTGCCAGTATGTCGGGTATAGGTCAATCTCCCACCGGTATATTACAAGGGGCATGGGTAGTCGGGTACTTCAGAGACGGTGATGCTCGTCAGGACAGTTTCGTTATCGGGACTCTTCCGAGTAAATCAGTATCGCTTGTAGATAAGACTCAAGGGTTTAATGATCCAGATGGTATGTAT